AAGCAGGAAGTAGTTAAGATGCGAAACGTACACAACACTGTCTGGGATGTTCTCACTGAACTCGAACTCGCCCATATTCTTCAGTCACGCGTTGACTACACTCCTCCCAGTCGCTACCTCATCACGATTCGCCACCCCGACCGCGATGCCTTGATTGAGATTGAGATGCTCTTTGAAGAAGATGGCGGTATGATTACCTCTCTTCTTCAACGACGTGGGTTCTCACGGCGCATAACCGAATCGATTTTGGATGCGTTAGTGGAAAATATGGAAACAGATGATGAAGGATACAACAGTTCTATATCTTCTCAATCTTTGGAGCAATAACGCGTTCAAGGACAACTTTTTGCCCTGCCTTCGCCGAACATCCGTGGACTTCGGGCGTGCGACATTTGACGCAGAACACTCCACCACAATCGCACTTGAACTCGAGGTGACTCTTCTTTTTGCAATGTTCGCACCTCATAGTGAATAGCAATACCTTTTACAAAGAGTTTCCGTTTTGAATACAATGCGAATCACCTACCAAGCGATCGTAGATCCCGATGTCAAATACGACGCCCGCAAGTTTGCGGAGGAAGTGTCTGTCTATCTCCAAGACCCGCATGGGTGGAAGAGTCAGGGGTATACGTTTGAAGAATCCAAGCGACCTGCTGTTCTGATCCATCTCTCCTCTCCAAAGACCATACAGCAGAGTGGTTGTGAAGACCCCACTCTTTCCTGCGCAGAGATGAACGGTAGACATATGCACCTGAATGCGATGCGGTGGACGGGCAGTATGCAGAACCGAAGCAAACTGGACCTCTACAACTACCGTCAGTATATGGTCTCGCACGAAATGGGACACATTCTTGGAAAAGACCATGTCGCATGCCCTGGGCCGGGACAACCTGCGCCAATTATGATGCAGCAAACCTTAGGCATTGGAGAGTGTGTTCCGAATACAAGAGTTAGTCGGTAACTTTCAAAATCATCACACCTCCGACAATCAGAGCAATTGCAAAGAAGTCGTGTAGATGAAGACCTTCCTTGAAGAGAAGAATACCTACAACCGTTGTTGCCATGACGGAGAATCCCGACCACAATGCATTCGTCATTGCCATGCCGGACGCATTCATGGTAAACCGCAAGAGGTATCCAACTGCTGCGTAGAAGAGAACACCCACCGCAAAGAACGCTGTGCTATCGACACTCTTTTTGAAACACGACATTGCCAGTGTTTCCAACATCACAATGAGAAGAACATACCAGTAGATACGCGGGATACCCATTTATGTTGAAGGAGTGATTGTTTTACTATGGACAACGACTACGCAGCATGGATTACCGTGCTGACAATCAGCGGTGTGTTTGGAGTGAGTGTGATAGGTTGGGTTCTTTGGAAATCGTGTAGACCCGCTTACGGACGAGTCGATTCAGAAGAAGTATAATGGACAGCATTGTCACCGCCGTCATTGAGAAGTTCAAGCAACGTTCCGAATTTGGAAAAGCCAAATATGGAACGGATCTTGATCGAACCGACCTTTCTATTTTACAATGGATTGTTCATGCCCAAGAAGAGCACATGGATGCTATTTTGTACTTGGAAAAGTTGAAGCAAACACTTATCGGTAAGCCACCTGCTTAGTTGCTGTACGCCAGACCACCCATACCGCTCATCACGCGGAAGATGTTGTAGTTCACCGCATAGATGCGGAAGTTGTACGGGAAGGACTTGCTAGGGAAACTTCCATCATCGTTACCCGCAGTTGCATTGGTGACGCTGTTGAACACCAGTGTCGCGTTATCAATGCGAGAGAAGTTGCAGGTGCCGCTGGGTTGGTGCTCCTCCGGCTGGATCGCGAAGGAATACACGTTGATGGGGTTCGGGGACGTGCTAGAAATCACGGGGTCAACCGCCGATCCAGTGTCGTTCGTCACGACAATTGCGCGAGAGAATGCGCCACCCGTGTGGTGCTGGTAGGGTTGGACCTTCCAGAAGTAGTCGCCATATCGCTCATCAAATCGATCCTGGCCGTTGATCTGGAGGCGCGCGCGATCTACGATATCGTTATACCTGAACGGCTGGGTGAATCCCGCCGCAACAGACGTGGTCGAACCGCAGTCCAGGAAACGTTCATCCTGGAACACCCACACAAGCTCCTTGACGGGGTGGTTGAGTGTCAGGTCAATGCGAGCAGAGGACGTGGTGATCTGCTGCTGACCCGTGTACTGGAGTTGGTCGATCAGATACTCGTGGCTCTCCTGGGCAAACCGACGACGCTCGTCCACATCGAGATACACGTAGTCAATGTAGAGCGCCATGTCGCGGAGAGGCTGCAGACGACCGGCCTGAGTCGCGATGGTGCCTGCGCCCGCAGGAGTGCCCGACACCAGGTTGATGGCATCGTTCAGGGTAATGTTGAAGCGAACCTCGTGATACTGGAGAGCAATCAAGGGCAGCGCAAGACCCGGGTTGCGGTTGAACCAGAACTGTAGAGGGATATACAAAACATTGGTGCGACCATTGCAGGTTTGGAAACTGGACGTTGTCCCACCATACTGTCCACCCACCATTGTGTCCAACTTCATCGAGGTATCGAAATCTGCAGTGAGGGTCTCCCACAAGTAGAGCCACTCACCATAATGACGATCGATGATCTGACCACCGATCTCGACCTCAATCTGCTGGAGCAGGAGGTAACCCAGACGACGTTGCGCACCACCGGTCCAGTTCACGGTATTACCAACGGTCGTGTCGGGCAGCGTAACCTCTACATACGTCTTCCAGATAAGGTCGGCGTTGCGGTTGACCACCGCGACGACACGCTGTCCATACACGGGGGCACCGGTGAAGTTCACACGGAATGCCTCAATAGCAAAGTTGGTATGGCGTTTGTAGAGCACCTTCCAGAACGTAATATGCGGATTGCCAGTGAGGTAGGCATCCTGAGCACCATAAGCAACGAGTTGAAGTAGACCACCGCCCATTTGTTTATAACTTCAGTAGGATATATTCTTCTGGGACAAACACAATGGGAAATCCCTTCACACGAAGAGACTCGGACAGGTTGCTCCGGGTATTCGAAGGAGACACCTCCGTAGCAGCAGTTATCAATGTGTTGGAGGAATTCAGCGGGTATGATATGCCCGACGGAGAGCGACTGACTGTGCGGAAGTTAATCAACTCGTATCGCAGGAACTACCCCGACCTCTCGGTGAAACTTCAGCAATCCGAAATCAATGGGTTGCGCCTTATACTCGAACCGAACCAAGAAGGTGGACAAAATCAGCCACTTAATCGCCGACTTACTCCAGCAGAAGCAGACGCGATGCGCAACATCTTACAGGATGACCCATCAGCAGGGGCGGCGCTCAACGTCGCAGAAGACCTTCTGCGGTACAATATGCCCTCTTTGATCGCTGTGAACATTCCAAGTGTCGTCGATACGATACGAGCACAACATCCCGATTTGTCCTCTCCAGTTGGAGAAGAACAGCGTCAGATATTGAACCGACTCATTGACCAGGTTTTGGGTCCGCCCCGCCGAAGAGGCGGAGTAAATGAGCGCCTCAATCGTCGACTTACGCGAGTAGAGGCAGATGCGATGCACGCTTTGTTACGCAATGACCGTTCGGCAGGAGCGGCAGTTAACGTTTTACAAGACCTTCTCCGGTATAACATTCCACCCAGTGCTCGTGCGACTGCCCCCATCGTAATCAATGCGTTACGTTCCGATTATCCTGATTTAAGCACCCATGTGCCTCCTAGACAGACAGCAATATTGGAAGAGATTGTTGAACGAATTTTGCTTCCTTCCAACCAAAACGGAGGATTTCGTCGGCGCAGTCAGACAGCGCGCTTCAATCGCTGCGTGAAGACGGTGAAAAAGTCGATTGTCCCTCGTCCTGATTCCAACAAGGAATCTGCTGCGATTGCGATTTGTACCAAGTCTGTCTTACAGACACGAGGGCGGACACTGAAAAAGTATCGCAAGGGTCGTATTCGCACTCAGAAACTACTCCGTTAGACTTTTGGGACTCAAACGTTCGAGTGCTTCGCGGCACGCCATTTGTTCTGCCTTCTTGCGCGTGGTGCCTACACCGTGTCCAAGTTGGTTTCCTGCTCCATCACAGACTGCGACACGTATTTCATTCTTCTTGTGGTCATTCGAGAGCATCACATACACAGGCGCACAGTTGAACTCACGCTGACAGAACTTCTGAAAGATTGCCTTGTAGTTGGTGACCGTCGTGACGATTTCTTCGATATCCAGATAGGTTTCCATCACCTTGACGACAAAGGCATAGACAACGTGGAACCGGTTCCCACAATCTGTCCACAGTGCCCCCAGAAATGCTTCAAAGATATCGCCAAGTTTCTGGACATTGGTGCGTCCTGCGATGGCGGGTGATTCTTCGTTGTGACGCGAGATGACATAGAACGCATCGAGACCAATGTGTTTGGAAAGTTCACCA